TATTTCTTTTATGTGCATTCTAGTTCCTAAGGTCGCGCTCAGTTTCGCCTAATGAATAGCCGTCACCTAATTTATATATTTCAGATATGAATAGGAAAATAATTTCATCGCTAATTATTTTACCTTTCATGAGATACCAATCTTTTTCCTCCTCGCCCTCCTCTGCAATTATGGCTCCAAGCTTTTCATAGTCATCCCTCCCAACCCTGCACATGATAGCTCCAGTGTCATCTTCAACAACTAAATTTAAAAGTTTTGTTCTATCCTCTAGAATTTCACCACCTCGTTTAACTACATTTTGAGTCTCGTTTAAATCCCTCACATTCTTTTTCATAAGCTTTGCAATTAATAAATATTCACCCTTTTTATTCATGGACTCTATTACAGTAGGTGATTCGTACAGCCCATATCGTTTAGGAATTGAAAACATTTCCCCCCAATAATGAGCACAAGGGTAAATAATATCGAAATTCGTTGTTGGATTTTTAAGCTTTTCTGCTATACCTTTTGCATGGGATTCACCGGTTATTCTTTTGCGCATTATCACAGTCGCATTCTTAATTCCTATTCCGCCTATATTCGTCAAACCTCCAATTAATTTACCATCAATATATTTCCATTTTTCAGAAGAGAGCTCATAGTCAAAAGGAACTATTTCAAACTCATGATGATTTTTCATCTCCCGTATCAAGCGTTTTTTATTCGCCGTGTCGCCTCCAGAATTTAAGTTGGCAACAAGAAACTCCATTGGATAATGCGCCTTACACCATGCTGTCCAGTAGCTAACCATGCCATAGGCAACGGCATGACTTCTATTAAATCCATACTGAGCAAACTCTAATATTTTGCTCCATGCAGATTCTGCATCTTCTAACTTTATTTTCTTTTCAGTTGCGCCTGCAATGAATTGATCCTTGTATTCATCTATAGCTTCCTTGCCTCCTTTCTTCGCGATTACTCTCCGCATAGAACTAACTCTATACCATGGGAATCCGCCAACCTGTCGCATGATTTTCATTACCTGCTCCTGATAAACCACTACACCCATAGTTTTTTTCGTTATTTCAATAACATCTTTATTTTGCATTAAAAATTCTATTTCTTCTTTACCACTATGAATTCTTGCAAACTTTCCAGCACCTCCAGAGTGTAGTGGACCTGGACGTGCGAGCGCAGTGATTGCGATTATATCCTCTATCTCCCGAACTAAAATTCCCCTGCATAATCCTGCAAGTGCTGGACCATCATATTGGAAAATTCCTTTAAGCCGCCTCTCTCTAAAAAGTTTAAAAGTTTTATCACATTTAAAATCTAAGTCATATAATATTCTATAATTAAATCCTGCGAGATCTGCAATTTCTTCCAGCACGGACAGGGTAGACAACCCTAGACAATCTATTTTTAATAGGCTTATTTTTTCAGCAGAGTAACCTTCCATTTGAATTGTATTATCATTTGGATCTATGCTTGCAAAGTCAATCAATGGTTTTGTTGCCACTATGACTCCGGCTGCATGTTTCCCTGAGTGCCTTGCATGGTTTTCAATTCTTGAAACCATTTCCATGTTTGGATATTTTTTTATAAAATTCTTTCCTAATTCAGTGTTTGTAAATGTATGTCCCATCGCATCTCCATAGCGAACATCACCACTTGAGACCTCTATAATAGAATTTTTAATATTCTCTATTTCTTCTTGAGGTATTTTAAGTTCCTTAGCAAATGCACCTATAGCTCCGCGTGGTCTCATCCTTGAGATAGTCGCAATGTTTTTGACGTTTTTAGGTGTGTTAGTATTTATTAATTCTTGTATAACTGACTGACGTTTTGTGTCTGGGAAATCAATGTCAATGTCCGGTGCATCATGTCTATTCACGTCTATAAATCTATCAAATAATAAATCCCATCTAATTGGGTCAAGTGCCGTGATTCCCAATAGAAAACAAACTAAGCTGCCGCCAGAAGACCCCCGTCCTGGCCCTACGAGCATATCTTTTTTAGCCTTCTCTACCATTTCATGAACTATTAAAAAGTAATCAACAAAATCTTTATCTTTTATTAATTCCATTTCACGATTGAAACGCTCTTTGTAAATCGGATCTCTTAAATTAACATTTAATTTTTTTGCACCCTGCCTGCACAATGTTCTAATTTTTTTGTCACCCTTGTAATTTACTGGTTCCCCTATAGGAAATTTTACACTACATAGGTCGGCTATAACATGTGTATTGTTTATGGCATCCTCATTTTTAAAGTTTACCATCCATTCCTCTGTGCTCAGAATATGGGTTGGATATGTAAAACCTTCTCGTTTTCTAGAACCAACAAACAATTGATAAACCTGTTTATCTTCTGCATTTATAATTTGGTTGTCTACAAGTGCAACTTTAGGAATATCTGATTCAAGTGCCGCAATAGAAGTGCTAAAACTTAGACCAATATAATCAATACGCTCCTCAACTTCAAAATGTGGAGCGATAACTATTACATTGTCTGATAATTTCCATACATCTATTAGGCCAATATGACGCCGGAAATACATGCACTCAATTGACCTACTAACAAGTTTATGAATTTCAACAAGTCCTTCATTATTCTTTGCAATGAAAGTGTATACAGGTCCAAAACTTCCTGGACGCCCATTACGAAGCTCAGGATTTTTAACAACCATTAATTTAACACCAAAAATTGGTTTTTTATTTTCTTGTTTACAAATTTCATTTAGATAAAAATGTGAAAAAGTATTTCCAATGTCTGCGATACCAACTACATCTCTACAACAGGCAATTACATTTTTAATATGTCCAAATGTTTTCTGGAAAGAATACTCAGTTCGTAGGCCTAGATGGATTATTTCTTTCATAAAAATGAAACTCCTAGCACGATTGCAATGCAGCATATAGATAAAAAATCTATAAATCCCTCGAGCATCCCCTCCTCTGAATATATTTCATCTTCACTTGTGTATTTCATAGTAATCCCTCTTTTTTAAGCCACTCGTAACACCTATGCAGTGCTAGAACATCTGTTCTAGCTCGGTGTGCCCCCGCGATTTCTTTTTTACCAGTCGCATGCTCATGCAGCCTTGAAAGCTTTAAACGTTTATTTTCAATGTGATAGCTTTTTTCAATCGTGCATATCCATTTTGGTGGCCACGGAAATTTAAACTCCTTGTCTATGCGGGACAATTCTACCCATAACATACCAGCGTCAAAAGGAAGATTGTGAGCCACCATCGTATTAACTCCAAGAAAAAAATCACACAACTCTTTATATTTTTGAACAAATTTTGGCTCACCCTCTAACATGGAGTCTGTAATATTTGTTATTTTAATAATATGCTTTTCAAGTTTTACAGGAACATTAATAAAGGTTTCAAACTCATCTACAACTATTCCTTTCCTGTTTAATTTCAAACAGAAAATTTCAGTTATGTATGGCTGATTTTCTAACAGGGTCGCATCCGGCTCAAGTAAGCCAGTTGTTTCCGTGTCTATAATAATTGTGTGACCTTTCATATTAAGCTCCGTATGGGATATCACACCCTGAAAGCATTTCATGGTTTTTCTTTTCTAATAAAAGCTTAACAAGAAAATCAACAAATTGTTTCGGGTCAGTTTGCTTGCCGTTAACCATGGCAGAGCATTGTATTTCATTTGATTCACTGGCAGTCCATCCACGTAGCTCCGGTACAATTGCATCAACTATTTCAGACATTCCAGTTCCCCTCAATTTATTTGGACTGATTGTAAAAATAGTCATCTCTCTTTGCCTAGTTAATTCCCGTGCCATTTGTTTAGAGGCCATTGTTAAGGCTGCCTTGCTCATATTATATGCAAGTGAGCATCGCATGGGGCTATGAGATGCGTTTGAAGAAATAAAGCAGCATGTGCCCTTGTGCAATAGCTGTCCAAGTTCTTTGACTATCACCACGGGTGAGATTGCATTCACGTTTATGACATCCATAAATTGTTTGTAATTTATGTCTTCAAACCATGTAAGATTACTTAGGCCAGCTGCGTGAACAAAAACGTCAAAATGTTCGTGCCTGTTTTTTATGGAATCACATACACCTTCAATTTGACCTATGTCTGCAAGATTTGCATAGTATGTGCTAACTAAGCTTCCAGCAACTTTATCAGTAGGTCGACACCCATGATTATTAATCCCAACTATTTCAGCAACAGGGTTTAAATCCATGATGAGATCCGCAATCATGGAGCCTAAATTATTGTCTGCCGAGCAGCCTGTTATTAAAAATTTATTATTCACCGTTACCACCCTTTTCATTTTCATCAGTTTTATAAACTATGTTTATTTTAACTTTTTCTGGGGACATTATCCAACCAATTAAGTAGATTCTTCCGTGGGAGTGGTGAGCGATTGCTTCTTGATAAACATGGTTAAGTTTTTGCGCCATTATAAAAGCTCTATTGAAATCTGTTCTATTGAGCGCACGGACACCGAAATGATCTAGACAATTTCCTTTTTCAAAACCGCTATGCGCACCTGTTTCAATAATTTCAA